AGGGCGGGAGATTTGCAAAGCCAGGGCATGGAACTTCTAAGACTTTCTCAGACCAAAGCCTAATCTCTTTCCATATCTGTATCGCAGACTCATCATCCATTAGCATTTCCAACGTCTGCGAGCAGCGCAAATACGTTTCTTAGGTGTCTTGGAGCAGGAGATGTTGTGCATCTTCATCTGGCCCGCACTGCGCTTGCAGTAAGATGTGCGACGCGAGCCGCCTGAAGGTTGAGGGGCTTTCAACTTCGAGCCGCAGGCTTTGTTATATTTCGATCTACCTTTTGCAGTTAGACCTGCGCCTTGAGACGCTGGTTTTTTCTCACCACGAGAGACAGACAGACTTACATTGCATCGTTTTTTCTTAGCCATGAGTGTATTTTAAGATGGTGCGTTAGTCTGGTCGTCCCAAATAATTAGCGATGTCTATGCACCACCGCACAAAATCTTCATCTGATTCCGCGCCTCGCATAGTGTTTGTTTTGTTGCAGACTATTCGCACGTTACCAATCGTATAGCCCCCCCAAGGGGCTATGCGATCAACGGATGCGTTAGATGCAACCCAGCCTTTACCAGCTTCAAATGTAAGGGTTCTTCCAGACAAAGCGCACTTGAAGTTTTGGGCTTCAGCCAGAGAGACTAGGTAGTCCCTCGTTACGTTTACTTCTATGTTTTTGTTTTTGGTTCTGTGACGTATGCCTTGGATACTATTGCTGAAGTATCTGTCTGGCTTGCCGCTTCGGCGCAAGTTTTCACAGGGTATGCAGTACCCATACGGTCTTCCGTGTCTTCCTTCAGCCACTGCCGTTGGGCCGCTTCTTCGTCTGAATAAGTTGTTAGGCTTCGTGATCTTGCAGAGTGGGCAGAGGCGAGTTGTCTGGCTCGCCACTATTCGTAAAACCTTTTTGTTGGAGGTAGCTTTTGTATAGCTCTAAGAAGAAGTCTAGTCTTACTAAGCACAGGCTGTCGCCCGTCTTCATCTGGTTCTTTCTGTTGACAACAACTGGTGAGTCATCTGTTTTTATCTTGATGATGTTGCCTTCAGCCTGACGCATTGCGTCATGGAAGTTGAGACGCTCGACTCTTTTGGCTTCAATGAATAAGTCTGGGGTTCCGAGGATGTCTGCACCACCATACATTCCGACGTTGCCGCCACCAGATAATGGTGCTCGAAAAGAACTAAGACCTGTAGCCTCGTTGATGTAGGCGGCAAGTTCACGTTCATACTTGTCACCCTTGGCCTTCATGCCTCTACCACTCAATCGTCGTATCCTCTTTCGCGTCTGCATGGGATGCAGAAGTAATAATTTTTGGGTCGTGGTTTGGTGCAACCGCAATCCATGCACGGCTTGCTCCATTTTTTTTCTTCAAAGTCTCGGCGAACTTGATATTTGGCCCCATCAAATTCTTGCAGCCCCTCTCGGACTAAAATTCTTTTAAGTGTATCCACACAACAGCCAAGTCTGTCAGCCAGATGGTGGTACGATAATTTATTGTGATTTGATGTGAGCCATTGTTTGTCGTCTTCGGAGACGACCACTGGCCTCGGCATTTAATGCACCCCTATATGTAGTTTGCTAATGTATTTTTAATACTACATAGGGTGTGCCTTGTACACACCAAAGGAGCTTTTTATAGCTCTAAGGAGTTTACAGACGTCTGAAAATATGATACAACGACGTTGTTGTTGAAGACGGCGACGGAGAGAAACGTGGCCGTTTCCCTCCGTAGTTAGCCTCAAGACAAAGCGACAGCGTGTAGTCGTTGTATCACTTTTCATACAGACATAGACCGTGAAGAAAAAGAAACCGACCAGAACAGATTTAGCCTACATCGCTTGGCTTGAAGCAAAAAAACAGGACGGCGGTAAGCTCGTCCTGTCTAAAGATAAAGAAGCAAACCGACGTAAATATCCAGAGCTTGCTAAGATTGTAGATGAAGTCAGACGGCTTTGGCCTGACGCCAAGATGAAGATTACCCCTCGATCTCAAGCCACTCCCTCACCAAACGAACAGGACGACTGAGCTTGTCCGATATGACCAAAGGATCATAACCATCCAATGCCATGTCTTTCGCTCTCTGCTTCGTCGACCTACTGCTCACGACACACTTCTCGTCTGTCACGTTGTGCGAGGCAAAGCCGATCCACTGCACACGATCATGTAGGTCTGTCCACTCACGGACTTTGCCGTAACGAATTTCCATCACCATTCCAAGACGGAAATCAGCGGGTAGTTTACTCACCAGTTGCGGCCATATCGGGCTGTCGTATGCCCCGTCGTATATCGCGGCATTACTTTTAGCTGTCTCTTCGTCTTGATATACCTGAGTTACCCTGATCTGCGTCTCCAAAACTGTGAGCTGGTTGGTTGACCCAGCTTCCCTGCCCATGCCACCTTCGCTTGGCTTGTTGCTGTGATGCACAAGCACGACAGACAGGCCAGAGTTTCTGAGCTTGACTGCGAGCTGGTTGACCTTTGACCATTCGTCTGCGGAATTTTCTGCCATTCCAGGGTAAGCTGAACGGATTGTATCAAGCACCACTACGTCTGGGTCTGCGAACTTGATCCACTCCTGTAGCTCCATCATCCCCTCTGGCTTGTGCAGATTAATTTCTTTCTGGTCGACAAATGGAGTCCATATGTTCATGCGATCCTGTGTATCGCCATGAACTTGCCGCATTTCCATCAGACGTCTGGCGATGGTGGACATTCCCATCTCGAAGTCGAGATACAGAACTCGGCCAGCCTTGCCGACCTCGAACGGGCCGAAGTATTTGCGGCCAGCACACATAGCAGACATGGCGTGTTGCACGAACATGCTCTTGCCGTGGCCAGAGTAGCCGAAGACTTGCACGATTGTGTTGTGTGGTAGCCAAGGTTCAATCAGATACGTCTTAGCATCTGCCTCTTCCAGCAGTTGCTCGGCATCCTTCATCTGGATGAGTTTGCGTGGACGCTCTGGGTCGATATGTTCTGGGTGGTACTCTTTGTATATATACTCACCATTATCATTAAACCGCTCTGGGTGATTGCGTTTCTCGCTCTGTTCCATAGAGCTACAAGTCGCCTCGAACTCAAAGTCTGACAGACACTCTTCAAAGAACTGACGCATGAAGGCATGACCTCTGACGCGCAGCTCGGCGTCGAAGTAACCAGACCTTATGCTTTCGCTGACGTATCGCATCAGACGCTCGTTGCGTCCGTTGCCCAATCCAGTTGGTATCTTCAGTGTTGACGGGAAGTTGTCCCGTACAAATTTAGCTGTCCTGTCCCACTCACCTATGAACTCATCTGGGTGTATTGTTGTGACAGACGAAAGATCAAGCTCTTCAAAAGTGAACTCACCTCCTTGCAGCCTTTCCTTCAACATTGGTTTCCAGTCCTGCCAGACAGGCATCTCGTCCCAGTCGAATACGTCTGTAGGGTAATCCCAAATATAGTTTTTGGACGGCGGAAGCAGAGCGTAACTGCCGTCACCTCGGAAGTCTAAGCCATTTATCTTTGGCCAGTCTGCACCACGAGAGTTGACACCAGCACGAGGGCCGCGTCTTGTTCCGTCCTTGGGATGCTCAAAGTATAGGTGCGAGCCACGCTTGGTCTTCACCTTAATGGTCGAGCGCATGTTCGCATCGAACGCGGCGTGTGCCGCTTCATCATTGTCACAATCTACAACGACTACACCACTTATCTCACCAGTGACTATAGCGATCTCATGGTCAGGCCACTTAGTCCACCAGTCTGTCACCTCCTCTTCGGTTGGTAGCCGAGATTGAAAGTCCAGCCACTTAATGGCTGGACGCTTCGCTTCGGGTTTGATTGGTATGATTGACCAGCCTCGATCTAAATAATCAAGTGCGGCCTCCAGCTTTGTCTTTGGCTTCATCTTTTTCCTCATCAAAATAGGCGTCTAAATCTAGGTCTGGGTCGTGAGATTTGATTTTCTCAAGGACTGCGCTGGACACATAGTTTCGGCTGATCCATCCGTATGGCGCAGTTCTCACCGTGCCTGTAATTTTGGCGGCGGCAGACGCCCCGCCAAGGTCTTGGATAAGCCGACTAATGTTCAGCTTTGTGCTCACTTTTTTCTCCTTCTGCATTTTTGTTGTTGCGTGTCTGTATGGTTTACGTTACACCTATTGGTGTGTCAAGCACACTATAAGGGACACCCAAATAAAAGGAGGCATTATGTTCAATGTGATGAAGACCTCGGACATTCAGAAGAATGGCCCGACCAAAGTGCTACTGTATGCACACCACGGATACGGCAAGACGTATCAATGTCGCTTCTATCAGAAGCGGTATGGCAAAGGGCTGATCCTATCTGGTGAAGCTGGACTAAAGTCCATCGAAGACGTGGACATCGACTACCTACCATTCTCGTCTTGGGATGGAAGGATCGTCAAAAAGAAAGACGATACACTTAGCTGTGTTCCTGCTGATCCTGCTAACGGCGACTACTCGTTTCGTTCGATAATGGCAATGATGCAGAGTGAAGAGTTTAAGAAGCAAGGCTACAAATGGGTGGCTGTAGATAGCTTGACTGAGCTGTCTGAGCGTCTGCTTGAATGGCTAGAATACAAACATCAGGACAACAAGAATGGCTTTGAGAAGTGGGGTGACTATGGCCGCCTCATGCTCGGCTCGCTGAAATGGATTAGGGACTTACCTATTCATGTCCTTGTCACTTGCCTTGCTATGGAAGAGCAAGACGCAAATGACGTGACCCAGTATTGGCCGCTTGTCAAAGGCAAGTCTGTGGCCAAGCACATACCCGCATTATTCGATCATGTTCTGTGTGGTGTTCGCATCACTGAGCGCGACCAGAAGGGTATGCCCAAAGTCAGACGCTATGTGGCGACTGATGAAGTATCGGGGTGGCACGGAAAGGTGCGCGATCCCCTCAACCGTCTGAAGCCTTACGAAGAGGTATCAGACATCACCGAACTGCTGGCTCGTATGTCGATGGATGACGCCGAGTTAAGCAAAGCTAATAAGAAAGAAGAGGAATAAGATTATGAATTGGTCAGGTTTTGACTCGCTCGATTTGAGTAAAGTTACAGAAGGAAGCGGCACGTCTCGCTTGCAAAAAGGTATGCACCATGTGCGTTGTGTTGGTGTTGAGATCAAAGATACGTCCACAGGCGGTAAGATGATCCAAGCGAAGTTAGAAGCTATGGATGGTACAGGCGAAATCAACGCTAATTTTAATGTACAAAACAAAAATCCACAGGCTGTAGAGATTGGTATGCGCCAGTTAAAGACGTTTCTTGTAGCCGCTCAACACCCCAATCCAGACAAGCCAGCCGATATATCGACGCTCAAGCATCTTGAGTGCAATGTTGTAGTCGACCTCGGCAAGGAGTGGAAAGGTGATGACGGAACAATGCGTCGCAGTTCTGAAGTAAAAAACTTCAAGCCTGTTACCAACCACGCTGACGCCCCTCCTAGCGAGTCTGATCTCGACGACGACATTCCGTTTTAATATGGGAGAGGTTAAGACAGTTGAAGACCTTATCGTAGCCATTGACGATGGCTACGATCAACAGGTCAGGGAAGAAAGAGCGCGGTGTTATATCGGTGCGTCTATCGTAGGCAATCCCTGCGATGCCATGCTGTCCTTTAACCTTCGAGGCTTTCCAAACAATGAACCTAGTGCGAAGTTAAAACGCATATTCAAACTTGGGCATCTTCTTGAAGACGAGGTTGTCAGCGATCTTAAAGAGAAAGCTGACGTCCGAGTCTGGGAGAAAGACGGGTTCACTGGCAGACAACATTCATATGACCAATTAGGCGGTCATGTTGTCTGTCATATGGATGGCCACATCGAGATGGACGATGGCGTCTTGCGCGTCTTGGAAATCAAGTCGATGAACAACGCCAGCTTTAACAAGTTCGTTAAGCACGGTGTCAGGAAGTCACACCCTCAATATTTTGGTCAGGTAACGATGATGATGGGAATGGCTAACTTCACAGAAGCCATGCTTGTCGCTGTCAACAAGAACAATTCAGAATACCACGCCGAGATCATTGAGTTCGATGAGATCGAGTTTAACTTTTTGAGAGAGCGAGTTGATAGAGCACTGCAAAACAAGACGGCCAAGATAGCGGCAGACGCAGAAGACTGGCGTTGTCGCGGCTGTTTCAAGCGCGGGGTTTGTTGGGGTGACACACCTGTTCCCAAGACGTGTGTTACTTGTCAGTTCTCTTTTCCTACTGAAGCTGGACTCTGGCATTGCTCAAAGCACGACGAAGAAGCCGTGGCCGCTTGCAGTGAATACATACGGTACAAGCCAGAAGAGAAAGAATGATGGATGAACTTAGAGACTTGTTAAATTTTCAAGAAGAACACAATCAGCTTCTTTATAATATTGCCCTTCATAAGAATGAAGTCGACTGCATTAAAGAAAGACTGCAATTCGTTAAGGTAGACGGTAAAGAGCATACGAAAGCCCTAGATAAGTTGCGGCTGACCAGACAAGAGATTTCAGATATGGAATTTAAAGCTAGGCGTCTTGAAAATTACATCAAACGGTTTGAGATGGGGATTATTTACGATGATGCGTGATAATGTTTTAGACAAAGCCAAGGAGCTAATTAATGGCCCTCGATCAAAAGATTACGGCGATGCGTGGGAGAACCACTCACGAGTGGCAGACATGTGGTCTGTCATTCTTGGCAAGGATGTAACCCCGAAGCAGGTATACCTATGCTTGCTTGCGCTGAAGATGTGCAGACTTATACAGACACCAGATCACAAAGACTCCGCAATCGACATATGCGGTTACGGAGCCTTACTTGGTGAAGGTGACGGTAAAAATTAAGGAGTAAAAGCAGATGCCTTATTGTGCAATAATTCTAAAAGACCAAGACAGTGATGACCCGTATGTTCAAGAACAGGGAATGACCTTTGGGTTGGAAACTCAAGAACAGATTAAGTCAGTTGTTTCCAAAATGGTTGAGAATAAAACTGGTCAATACTTTGTTAAAATCTTAAACATGAGAGTCGAGAAAATTAATGACACAGACCAGTGGGCAGTCTTCCCTGAGATACCTGCCGTAGGCAGACGAATTGTCCAGCAATACACATTGGATATTGAATAGAAACCTAGACAGGCACCTCAATTAAAGCCAAACGGTCAGAAATCCTTTTAGCCCTATTAGGTGTCTGCTTTGCCCACCTGCTGT